ATGGAGGGAAAGAAAAATGAATTATGATAAGTTTAGAGATAATTTTGAGATGCATTTACACGGGGTTGTTTACGATGTAATTCTGAATCTGTATCAGTATACTGACAAAGAAAGCGGAAGCTGCTGTATAAAGGCAGAGGTATGGGATCCTATTGATCAGACATTAAAAACATTTCGTGCACCGGTAGAAGAATGTCGTTTTATTCCGAAGAATAGTGTGGATGGGATATTAAAAAAGGGCAGGATAAGAAGCGCAACATGGTAACTGTATATGATGTGATAACACCAGAAGACGCTGTGGAAGAAATGCGTAGGATATCGGATCCGGCAGTATGTGTGCGTGTGCCATTTGATGATATGGTACTGGTCACACGTGCTTCTGGACACGTAGATTCATATGATTCTCTGCAGTTGACAAAAGAGTGGTTGCAAAAACCGGAACATATATTTTACCGGCAGTATGGTTTTAAATGGAAGCCGCCGGAAACATGTATAAAAATAGCGTTGGGAAAGGAAGATAAGAAATGGAAAGATTAAGATTATTATCAAGGATCATGTTTATCGTGATATTTGCAGTGATTTATATTTACTCGTTGTATAAGGTTGTCAAGGACATAAAGTCCTGGAACAAAGGCAGAGAGCAGCTGCCACAGCGGAAACTGGCATTGTCAACGCAGGCCATGGCTCTGCTGCATGCAGCGTTTGGGGTTGCAATTTTGGTGATATGGTTTTTATGGGCGTTTGAGATATAAGGAGGGTCATCATGGTAAAAGTAACAGATAAGTATTACATTGACGCAGATGACAAGTGCTTCAATATCGTCGAAAAAGTCGTAAATCAAAAAACAGGAAAGATGACAACCTGGAATAGGGCAAGTTTTAAAAAAGTACAGGATGCAGTTGCCGAAGTTAGAGAAATCGTACTGCGAGATAAGATCAAGAATAATGAAATACTTACTCTTTCGGATTTGCGCAGTACTGCACTGAATATTGATAAATATATTGGTGACTGTATGTGGGAAGAGGAAAGGAGATGCAATGCATAAGGACGACAAGCGGATAAAAAAGGCGGAGAAGCTGCTTTACTTATATCCGCACACGGATACCTGTTATAAAAAGCTGCAAAAGGCAGTAGATAACATAAAGAGTGATAAATATTACAATATCATTGACATGAGATTCTTCCAGAAAATGAAATATAAAGAAATAGCTGAACAGCTAGGGCTGGACGATAACACGGTGTATAAGCATAAGCGTAGGCTCGTGGAGTTGGTGGCTGATGTATTATATGCAGATGATATCGTTAAAGAAATCATGGGAGAAATTGAAGATGAAAAGCTGTGAGCAAGAGGATGCATGAAAATTGCATCTTTTTTTATTGTATTGGATAAAAACAAGAGAATAACAGGGAATAAAAAGGGATAAATAAAGCAGAAAATAGGGATAAAAGCAAGGATATTTCCGTGTATTGTGGAAAAGGAACATATCGCTTATGATTCTGGCATCGAACAGAACAATGGTTCTGCGAAGCAAAGGAGAAAAGTCATGGAAGAAGAAAAGAAAGTCATCCAACCTGAAGGAACAGGAGTGGAACCGGCCACAGTTGCTAGAACAGTATGCCTATTCATCGCACTTGTTAATCAACTACTTGCCGTGTTTGGGAAAGGAACTATCAGTATAGCGGATGATACAGTGTATCAGCTGGTAACAGCAGGATTCACGATTATTGCGGCACTTATCGCATGGTGGAAAAATAATTCCTTTACGAGGGAAGCGAAAGCATCAGACAAAGTGATGAAGCAGTTAAAAGGAAAATAGCTGCATGGAGTTGCTTACATTCGTCAAAGACTACTGGGCCATTTTGATTTTTCTCGGGACGATGTTCGCATGGATACTGAAATACATAAAAGCCCTGCAGGATGGTATAAAAGCCATTCTGCACGACAGGATCATCCAGAAATGTGAATTTCTGATCAATCGTGGATATGTCACATCTGATGATTTGGAAGAGCTGGAGTATTTAAACGGGCCATATAAGGCGTTAGGCGGAAACGGAACGGTAGAAGTCATGCTCAGAGAAGTACACAAATTACCAAAAAAGAAATAGGAGGAAACATATGACAGCAAAAGAATTTAAAAAGAAGGTCGTAGGGAAAGCCTACGATGTAGATGGAGCTTTCGGAGCTCAGTGCTGGGATCTGTTCGCATACTTTTGTCAGTTGATGAAATACCCGGTCTATAACTGCACGACGGCAGGCTATGTTCCGGATCTATGGAATGACCGTAAGAAGAACGGGATTCTGAAAAAATTCGTGGAGACACAAAATATGCAGGAAGGAGACTGGTGTATCTGGGGTAAGTGTGCAGCTGCACCAGATGGACATATCGCGATGTATCTGTCGGATAACGGAGACGGCACAGGGCAGTTCCTTGGCCAGAATCAGGGCAGTAAGGTAGCTAATGTTATTACGATGCCATATGCCGGATCCCTTGGAGCATTACGGGCGAATGATTATGTAAAAAAGCCGGAAAAGAAGTCGCCTGCGCAGAAGGCCGGTATTGCAGCATCTGGAACGATGGTTGCTACGGCAGACCGCATCCGTGTACGTAATAATGCATCTCTCAGCAAAGGAGAGACTGGACTATATTACGACAAAGGCATGACGCTGAATTATGAATCCGTGAAGGAAGCGGATGGATACTTCTGGCTTGTCTATACATCTGCAAGCACAGGAACGACGCGTTACATCGCCTACGGAACCACCGATGGCAAGAAAAAATTCTGGAAGAAGAAGTAAGTACGAAACGCATGTACTTCCCAGATTCAAGGAAATAGCCGAGTGGTGCAGACAGGGAGCAACGGACAAAGAACTAATAAAGGCACTCAGTATAGGAAAGAGTGCCTTCTATGAATATTTGAAAATTCCGGAATTTTCGGAATTGCTCAAAAATAGCCGTATCAGTACCGTGCAGGAACTGAAATGTGCGATGTTTAAACGAGCTACAGGATTTACGTACACTGAAACAGAGAAGACTGTGGAGCGTATAGAATTCGATAAGTCCGTTAAAAAGATTTTAATGGAGAATGGCATCGACGTGGAGGAATTAGAAAAACCGAAGCTCATAAAAACTAAGACATCGGAAAAACATGCGCTTCCGGATCCGACATCGAATCTCATACTACTGAAGCATTGGGACAAGGAAGCCGGATGGACATCAGATCCGCAGACACTGGAATTGAAAAAGCAGGAATTTGAACATCGAAAATTGATGGATGAAGAAAAAATGTTTTAAGGAAGGATGATGGATATGGCGGATAAGCTAAATGGATTTAAAGACAATCACAGCAAGGCAGAAGCTGCACCAAAGGATACGGTGTACACCAAGCAGGAGATTGATACAAAACTTGCAGCTCTTCCTGTATTCCGTTCCGGTACAGCAAATCCGGATAATTCCATCGGAAAAGATGGAGATTTCTATCTAAAACTGGAGCAGTAATATGGCATGGAAAGAGGTATGGAATAATAGTTATTACAAAATAGAAGTGGGATATACCATGACAAAGAATGTCATTGCAAATACCACTACTTTCACGGCAAAGCAGATCAGGATAACATCTGTTAATTCGTATTATAGTTGTAATAATGCGGCCGGCACAGTGGGGATCGGAGTTAAGTCCGATATCAGAGGAACACAAACAAAAGCTATCAATGTTGGAGGCGGAAAATCACAAACTATCGACTTATATGATAAGACGTGGACGATTGGCCATAACGCTAGTGGTACACCAAATAATAACCCAGTCTATGCTCATGGATATTGCGATGTAGGTCTAGGAGGAGGATATCATACACCAGCAGGAGGGTGGAAAACTGCTGCAATATCTGTCCCATCCATAGACCGTAGCGGCGGTTCTGCGGGCATATACGTTTCATCAGTATCGCAAAATGCTATAACATGTGTAATCAGTTCAAATGTAAAAACAACGTTGGGAAGATATCGGATAGATGGCGGAGGATGGACAAATTTCACCCCATCATCAGCTCTTGCTGTAACAGATGGTGGATCGATGAGCAAAACGTTCAGCGGATTCTCACCGAATACATATCATACGGTCGAGGTTCAGTTCCGCCGTGATTATAACGAGGTATGGGGTTCTTCTGCTTCTACTGGCGCAACGACGCCGAAACCACCGGCACCATCTGCCGGCTCTATCTGGGTAACCGGTAACACAACAAATTCAATTTCAGTTCAAGTGGGAGGTTTCGGCTTTGGCGGATATGGAGCGACATGGGGAGCATATTTCTTCAAACGTTCCATTGATGGGAGCTGGTCCAGCAATGGATCAAGTGCGACCAAGACATTCAGTGGCCTTTCACCAGGTACATCCTATACACTCCAAGCACTGCTACAGGATAACTACGGTACAAACTCAGGTGTGGCAAGTGTCACAGCAATGACGCTTCCAGCGACACCGGTAGCCGGTTCATTATCGTATTCTGGACTGCAGTTTGATCGCTTCACTGTGTCGGCGTATGGATACAGTATAGCAGCAGGAATAAGCCGTTTTGAATGGCAGATCAACAGTGGTTCATGGGCCTCATCGGGAACGACTGCCAGTAAGGCATATACAGGATTGAAAGAAAAAACAAAGTATACTGTCAACTGCCGTATCCTGGATAATCTGGGAAGATACTCAGGAACGTTCGGCGTAACGATAACAACACCGGCAGAACCTGCAGGACATATTTTTTTAAAGACGAATGGAAGATATCAACGGTACAACATTTATAAGAAGGTAAATGGACGATATATACGAGCAACAGATATCTTCTGTCGCGTGAATGGAACGTATAAACGCGATGTATAGTGAGGTGATGCGGAATGAGAAATATCGTGAGCATATATTTTGATGATGTAGATCAATATGGGTCATACAATTCGGCGAGTGATGAGAATGAATTGATTCTATCTTTAATACCTCTACATTCGCAGAAAACGAATCTGAGAGTGGAAGTAACTGATCGTTTGGGAAACGTAACGAATAGCCCAGTCTTGCAGCCGGAAGAAGGATATTTGAATTATAGGATAGATAAAACCTTATGGTATACAGTAGGGACGATGAAAGTGCGTCTGTTGAGCAATGAAGGTAATAGTGGATATGTAGAGTTTAGAACACTTGTAACGATAACGGATAAGGATGCAGCGGTATGTAAATTAGACGCAGCATTCTTCAGTATTTCAAAACGTTCAGAGCAAGCTAGTGGGAGTTGGCCGATAGGTTCGATATTCACTAGTATACGAAATGTCAATCCTGCAGAGTATTTTGGTGGAACGTGGGAACGATATGCGAAAGGTCGTGTTTTGGTTGGCGTCGATGAGAATGATGCAGATTTCAATACGGTGCAGAAGACCAGCGGCGAAAAGAAACATACTACCACAGTGAATGAGATGCCAATACATACACATAGCCAGAATTCACACAATCATAGTCAGAACGCTCATGGACACAGTGCATCGTCCGGTAGTGCTGGAAATCATAGCCATACAGGATATACTGGCGGCGGAGGTAACCATACGCATACTATTTATACCAGACAGAAAGTACCAGGTGGAACCGGTGGTAAGTGGGCGACGATGGGATGGTCGAGTGATTACAGCGGTACATCCACGACAGCTGCACAATATGCCGGTGATCATAGCCATAGTGTACAGACATATGGAGCGGGGGATCATGCACACTCTGTAAGCGTAAGCGCAAATACAGCAAGTAATAACGCAACCACTGCGACGAATAACAATACCGGCGGTGGTGCAGCTCACAATAACCTACAACCATATATCACAGTATATATGTGGGTGAGGACAGCGTGATGTTCAAAAATAAAAAGGAATTTTATAATTCGGATGAATTTATCAGTCTTAAAGAATATCTTTCTGTTGAACGCAAGAATCCGGACGATGGTCTTGTCTATTGTGAGCATTGCGGAAGACCGATCATAAAGAAATATGACATGATAGCACATCACAAAAAGGAATTAACGGAACAGAATATCAACGATTATATGATATCACTGAATCCGGATCTGATCATGTTGGTGCATTTCAAGTGTCACAATGAGATACATCGTAGATTC